AGCCCCGCACATGGCGGGGCTTTGATCTTGGTTAATACGGGTGGTCAGAGGCGGCGAACACGAGCGGCAATCCGACATGCCATGAAAATCATTCGCTCCATGCCGGAATCTCGCCCTCAATCCTCGGCCCTGAAAGCGTGTTGACCTATTCGCGGATCTTGTGCGCGGCGACATTCATTGCCTTGGCGTTAGGGTGGACCTTGTCGTGCATGTACCCATTTTTTTCGCCGTCCGGCATCCAGTCGAACCAGTCGCGGGCGACGTTGAAACCCTTGCCCTCGAACAGTGTGTACGTCTGACGGAGGACGTTACTGTTGGATGGCCTGTTTGATGTGCCGGCCGAGGATCTGGCCGAGTTTGACGGCTCCCTCCGCGGTGGGGTGAATCATGTCGGAGACGGTCAACCCACTGCCGAGCGCCCATACTTCGTCGGTCGCGTCGATGACCGGCACGCCCAGCGTCGTCTCGGTGAACAGGATTCGTTCCGAGGATTGCAGGGCCGTGAAGTTGTTGGTCATGATGGTGCCGGCCGGCAGGCCCGTCATGACCGGCTTGGCCTCAGTCGCAGCGGACCTGAACATGCACTGGAGCGCGTAGAGAATACGAGCCTGCGGGTACTTGGCCTTCAGCTCGTCGAACTTCGCCTTGTATGCGGCGGCGATCTTCGACAGGTCGGTCGCGGGCTTGGTGTCCGTCAGGCCGTCGTGCAAATCGTTGCTGTAGAACCCGTAGATGACGATCACTCCCGGCGTGTTCGCGGCGTCGGCCTTGACGAGCGAGGCCAGACGGTTGGACTGCATGGCCCATCCACCCTGCCAGCCGGTCTTGTCGCGGGCGATGCGCGCGCCGCCGTAATACAGGTCGATGACCCTCAGGCCGGTGATGGACGCGATCTGTTTGGACTGGTCGGACGGCCAGCTGGTGGCCGTGCCCGGGTTCGCGCCCGAAGGGTACGGGCCCATGTTGGTCAGGCTCGTGTCCGAGTCCACGATCAGCTGCGAGTCGCCGAACAGTGCGAGCGGGCCCTGAATGGACTCGGGCGCGTAGGCCGCGCTGATGGACACGGCGGCGGAAGTGAAACCGTTGACCGTGGCCGTCACCAATATGGTTCCGCCATGCCGCCACGTGAGCGTGTTGCCCGAAACCGTGGCGGTGGAAGTGTCCCTGCTCGCGAACGTCACGTCATTGGTGGTGAGCAGATCGCCAACATGACCGTCCGCGTAGGTGGCCTTCGCTCCCAGTTTCAGGGTGCCGTTGACGGCTAGAGACTTGGGCAACGTCCTGCCCTTGTCGTCCGTGATCCTGATGGAGACGACCGTGTCCTTGTCGAGGGGCCATACGAGTTTGCCGTTGAACATGGCGTTGTACGTGTGGCTTCTCATCAACGGTTTGCCGACACGTTTGCCGGCGTATAGGGCTGGCATGGTCAGGCCTCCTTCACGGTAACCTTCTTGGCCTTGGCTTTCACGGCCTTGGCTGCGGGCTCCTCCGACACGGTTCCGGTCGGCGTTTCCCCGGTGGAGTCCTTGCCGGTTTCCTCCGTGGTGCCTTCAGGGGTGCCGGCGGAAGGCAGTTCGGCGGAAGCGCTCTCGGCCTTGTCCTTGACCGCCCGCACCGTCGAATCGATGGCGGCGATGGCCGTCTCGCCCTTCGCCGCGACCATGGAAGCGGTGTCGGCCACGGTCTGCGAATCGTTGGCGACGCTAGCCGCCGCCATACTGGCGTTCGACGCGAGACTGCTCAGGTCGGACTGGGTGGCGGTCGCGGAATCCGCGGAGGACCGGGCGCTCAGCATGGCGTTCTTCGCCAGCATGGCGTTCGTTTGAGCTTCGGCCGTGATGGACTCCAGCGTGCTCAAGGCCGCAGCGGCCTTCGCGGTCGTGGCGGTTTCGTCGAAGAACACCAGCTCGTCCGGGTATTGTGCGGAAAGTGTCTCCGCCTCCGACTGGGTGGAAGCGTGGCGAACCTTCAACAGTTGGGAGCCGGCCATATCCTTCGGGACGAACGTGCCGGCGTCCACTTCCACGAGGTCCGCGTATGCGACCACGTGGGTGGAGTCCGGCACCTCGACGTAGCGCGTGTACGCCTGCGGCGTGTCCGCCAACTCGATGACCTGCCAAACAAACGCGCTAGTCGTGGGCAGCAGGTCAACCGTCAGCTCGCCGCTTTCGGACAGGTCCGCGTCAAACGAGGCCGCGATGACAAGATTCCCTTCCGCGTCGAAATGACGACGCACCGGGCGGAACCGCAGCGTACCGGTCACAGGGTCCAAGCCGCCCGTCTTCGGCTTCCTAATGGAAATATGGATTTGGGTCATTACTGTTCCTCCTTATTGGATTCGATTGTTTCGGGGGCCACGTCCGGGCGAAGCTCGTCCGGCAGCGATGGCTTGGGATGACGTTTCAAAAACTCGGGTTCCGTCACTTCGCAGAACGATTGCAGCCAATGGAACAGGCCACGCACATAGGCCACGATCTTGAAATACTTGCGTTGCACCTCCTCCCAATGCTGGATTTGGGTCTCCTGAAAAGCGACCTGCTCACGCAACGGGTCGATGATGCTTTCCGTGAGAATCTTCACGGCCTTGTCGGCCGCGTCGGCGGTGATGCCGTCGATATCGGCCTCGGTTTTCCTGCTGTTCGACCACGCGCCGACCAGTCCGCCGATGCCGCCACCGCCGAGGAGCGCGAGAATCAACGCGCTCCAAAACTCGGCGCTTGAAAACAGGTCATGAAAAGGGGACATTCAGTGTCCTTTCGAATATGGGAAAGCCCCACACGATATGGTGTGAGGCTAAGTCAACTGACTATCGTCAGGCGTTACGTATTATGCTTACAACAAACGGCAAGGCGGGACACGTCCACTTCACGCCATACGCAACCGCGCATAACGCGAAACACCTTCAACCCCTAACGATGCGTCACGCCAACGCAGACTATTACCAGACGAATCATTGCCGACAATGGAAACCGTGCCCCAATGAAACGTCGTGAGCTTCACCGTGTACGAGCCGTAAGGCAACCGCACAGAACCGGAAGCAACCCACCTCAACGTGCCGCCGTTCTTCTGCGGCGACGTGGAACACCAATACGCTTTACGCTCACCGTTCGCGTCCAAGAAGTCGAACGCCATACTGTATTCGCCGGTACCGCTGATCGCGGCCGCAACCTCGCACAGGATAAGCCCCCCGCAAGTAACAGTCGCAGTCTTCTCAAGATAACCACTCTCAGGCTCAGTCCCAGGGGTACCACTCCACGTGCTCGACCACTCAAACAAGGGGGAGCATCCGCACCCCGGACGCGCAAGGATGCCGGTGACGATGGCGACTTTCGCGTAGGTTTCCACCACGCACCTGTCACCGGCTCGGGCTCCCACACAATCCGTGGTCATCTGCAATCCCATGAGCGTGCCGCCGCTCATATCCACGTCAGCGGTCCAATACCCTCCTGTGTCGTACACCGTGTTGATGGTGCCGATGCGCGTGATGGTGGCTTCCGCCCCCACTTGGGAGGGCATGATTTCGGCCAGACGATTGCCGGCCCTTATCAGGTTCGACTGCATTTATGCCTTCACTGTTGTTGGTTCGCTTGGACGCTGGAAGGTACGGGCCTCGCATTCGATGGGAATACCGGCCTCCAAAGTGATATTCTGCGCGCGTATCGCAAACCTGCCGGAAACCGAGCCGGTCGGATACTCCAAGTCCACCACGTCGGTCAGATTCAAAGGAGCGTACACGTGCGTGAACGTGACCCTGTGAATCACGGATTGTTCGGTGCGTAGCAGTTCCAACGCCTTGTCCGAGGCGAGTTTCCTGCCTTGCTCGTCGGTAGTCACCTCGTCGGGGATGCTGGAATACTCGTAGGCGTGAGCCACCCTGCGGCCACGGCTGACAGTGCTGAACTCCGAAGCCGGGTCATCGTCAATCGCGGTCGAAACGTATTCCTTGTCCGTGTTGTAGTAGGTGACCTTCACCACGTTCGCCACCTCACGCAGGTCGCGTTCGTCGGTCATGGTGGTGAGGAACGTGGCGTTCGCACCCTCCTGAAACGTCCATTTCGGCTGGCGTTTGCCCGGCTCCACATACTTCTCCAATATGACGCGCCCGTACTCGTCGGTTCTCGCACTGGAGTATCCGGCCAAATCCAAGAGATCGTTCACCGCGTCAAGCTTGGTGCTGCCCTTGTCCTTGTCCTTATCGGACCTCAAACCGAACGTCCAATTATCCTTCAGCGTGTAATTGCCGGGATTGTAGGCCGCGACCTGAAGCCCGCATCCCTTGAGGATGTCGGCGGCGGCGGTCACGGCCTTCTTGCCCTTGCCTATCGTTATCGGCGACTCGAACATGTCGTCATCGACTTCTTGCAGCAGCCCGTACAAATCCAGTTGGCTGGAAGATTCCTTGCCGTTCACGCTGCGCTTGGGGATGTTGGGAAGGAACGTGCCCAACGGCACACTTGCCGTGGAACCGTCATGCCACGTGCAGTCGGCCCATATCCGTAGCCGGTCGGTGCCCAGGTCGGTCGCCCCCTCCACGGTCAGGGAACCGGATTCGCAGATATTGGTGTCCTGGTTGCGTTCGATGCTGCCCCCGGATATCACCCAATCCAACCGTCCGGTCTCCAAACCCGTGTTCCTGTTGACTCGCATCACACGGTAGGCGACCTTGAAAGGCTTGCTCCAATCACTCATAGGACGGGCTCCTCCCATGTCAATTGGGTTAGGTCGGCGGAATAGCTGATGTTCTTCTTGTCCGCGATGTCAACGCTCACGGACTGTTCCGCCTTCACGTAGACACGCAGGCCGGAAGGCTCCCGATACCATGCGTAAGGGTATCCGTCAGCCAACGAGAGTATCCGCAGCCACAACGCTTGGTCCCACTCCCATACGCCGGTGACGCTCACCGTGGAATCCAACTGGTCCAATTCGTAGCTGGAAGGCAGAGCATTCGCCCCGTCGCCCCGCGCGAAATGAAACTCGCTGGTCGAATGGGAACGCTTATGAGACACCGTGTTGTTATAGCCGAGCAATAACGTCTGACCCGCATCCGTGCCGAAGTTCAACACTCCGAACCCGGATTCGATGCGCGCGTCCACCATGCGTGCGATGGTCGTGCCCATAGCCGAATACGCGACCACCCTGTAATGGAAGTCGGTGTTCAACGGGGGAATGGGGTCCACGGCCAACTGCTGGTCCAACAGGTTCGAGGCGATAAGCACCTCCGAACCGTCAGGCATGACACGGATGACGGATGCGCTGACCGTCTCCGACTGGCCTTCCTCCGGCACGCCGAACGACACGATGACCAACGCCGCGTAATCATTGTTCGACTCTATCGCGGCCATCGGCTCGGCCGGGTCCGGCCAGTCCACGTCCCTCACGACGCTCGTGCTGGATTCCAAGCCGGAACCGCCGCGCACCACGAGCGTGATGGTCAACGTCGAATTGTTGTTCGGCAGATACTGGCTTGCGCCGATGCTCAGGCTTCGCGTGGAACCGTCCATCGTCTTCCGGTATTTCTCCACGCCGTCCGACTGGATGATGAGCGTCTGCGAGCTGACGCCCGTATCGTCCGCCACGGTCCACGCCACGGTGAACGGTGTCGCCGTAATGGTGCCGGAAGGCTTGTTGATGCTGATGTTCGGATATTTCGCGACCGTGAAGGTCACGTAGTTCGACCATGCGCCCCAGTCGGCGTGGATACCCTTGGTGCGCACGCGAATCCTATACGAGCCGCAGCTTTTGGGCGTGCGCTGATAACTGGTGTTCGTGGTCTGCTCTTCGATGACCGTAACGTCCGAGGGGTCGGTGACCTCCACCTGCGCGGCGGATTGGGCGGAACCGTCAGGATGATTCGGTTTCCAAGCGACCGTCATCGGCTGATTGACAACATACGCGCCGTTCTGCGTCGGGTTCAGAATCGTCGGCGCGGAAGGGGCCACGGCCGTCTGGATAGTGTTGCTGTACGTCCAGTCGGAGAAGAGCGTGGTCTTGGAGTTGTCATCGCCGTAGACAGGTCTTCCCACTAACGCCGCGTACTGGACTTGGCCCGCAGGAGCTGCGGTGTCGGTCCACGTGACGTTCTGGATTCCGTTTATGTCGGGAAGCCAGCCTTCGGCCGTCGCACCGGGGGTGCCTCCGGTTATGTCGGCCCATTCGCCGCCGTTCACCCTGCGCCGCAGTCTGATGCCATACACATACGATTTCGACGCATCCACGGTCACGCGCACGGACTGTTCGGACAGTTTCACCGCGTTCACCGCCACGGGGGCGGCCGGCGTCGTGTAGATGTAGCCCGAGTACACATGGTCGGACACTCCGCCAGGGTTCTGGGCCGCGACACGGAACTGGTATCGGGCGTTCGCCTTCAACCCCGTGTACGAATAGTTCAAGGCGTCCCAGTTCAACGCCTTGACCAGACCCCACGCGCCTTGTGTGCCGCCGTTCAAGCCGACGCACTGGTCTGCGTAGATCTGCTTCCAATATTTTCGCGCCGCATTATCATAGTTCGACTGCCATGCGGCCTTCACGCTTGAATCATTGACCCGCGTCCATGATACGTTCTTCGGCGGGTTCGGTTTCGCATACGTGATGCCGGGAACCGTGAGGTTCACATGCGCTTCCGACCGTCCCGGCAAACCATATGGGATGTTCAGGAACGCGCGGCAGGAGAACGTCTGCGCGGACTCCTGCTTCGTGACGGTCACTTGCTGGGTGTGTAAATCCACGTCGCCGTTGAAGGACCGGTAGCCGAAGTTCACCGTGTTCGTGCTCGTGCTCACGCCATTGACCCAAGCGCCACCGGACACGGCATCGGACGCCACCCAGCGCGACGGGTCGGTGCGACGGTAGATGATGTGCACGCCTATGACGGCCTGTGTCGCGTTCTGCGAGACGATATCGGCTTGTACGCAGCAACGCCAGCCGCCGCCGATGATATTGCCGGTACCTTCAACCATGACAAACCTTTCTTGACGATGTTAGGAAACAGGAGGAAACCGTTGCAAGCTGAAACAAACTGGCTTGCAACGGTTCTCTGACGGTCAGCGCGGACGCATGTTGCGTTTCCGGGTGGCGGAAGCGACAAGGGTTTCCACCGCGTCGGCTATCCTCCGGTCGGAGGACTCCACGCCGTTGATAGTCACCGTGTTGTTCGTCGTGTTCCCCGTATTCGCGGGAAGTTCGACCTTTATCACCGGGTTGACTTCGACATTCCACGAGCCGTTCGCCGTGGATACGCGGCCACCGGTCGCATACGCCTGAGACTTCCTGCGAGCGTTCAACGCGAACGCGGACGGTTGCATGGCTTTCTCCACACTGCCGACCGCGTTCAACGTGTTCAGGAAACTCCTGCCATACAAGGCGTCAATCTTCTTGACGGCTGCGGCACGAAGCACCATCTCACCATTGGACAGCATCGCCGGAATCGAATCGGAAGTGGAAGTACCGGGACCATAGATACGACCACCGGTAGCATGACCGCCACCCCCGGATATCGTGTCGATGAAAGCCGTCCATGTGCGACCAGCGATTGACCGCAGAGTGGATAGCAGGTTCGACGCGACATCCAAAGCGTTGCCCATCGCATTCAACGTCGTGGAATGATAGGTGGGCACCTTGCCGATCATGCTTCGTGCCGTTCCGGCAAACGATGGCGTATTGCCGAGACCCGTAAACATGGACAACCACTGCTGAGGAATATTCCGAACCGCATTATTGGCGATGTTGGAAAACAGCGTCGTATTGCCGGAACCAGTCAATATAGACTGCCACTGCTGAGGAATGCTCTCAACGGCGTTCTTCGCGATACCGGATGGGCCACTGGTGCCATCAAGTCCGAACAGCCACGACCACCATTCATGGGGAACACTGAACACGTTCGCCTTAGCGGACTCGGTGCCCTCGCTGGTGTTATCGACGGCGCTGACGAGAATATTATTCTCAGCGAGCTTTTCACCATCGGACTCCCTATAGGAGGCGAGTTTCACCTGAGCGTCATCATCGTCGGCGTCGATGTTGAAGCTGACGCCCTTGGCGGCGGGAACCTTATTCTTCTCCACGTCCTTTATCTTGCCGGAAGCGTGGTCGATACAGTCGAGAATCCACTGTATCTGCTCGTCGGTCAGGTTCAGATAGCCGAGCTCGTCCCTGACCTTCTGCATGCGCTCCTCAGCGTTGCCCTCACCTGAGAACAGCCACTTGTAGGCTTTCTTGGACATGCCGAGAGCAAGAAGATTCTCCTTGACCTCGCCTGTCTCCCAGCGAGCATTGCCCTCCGCGTTCAACAGCAATGTGAGGTCCCTCTCGGACAAGTCGCCTTTCATCAGCTGCTCAACAAGACTGAGAACACCGTCCAACGTGGTGACCACTCCAGCTTCACGTAGCCGGATAACGATCTCTTTCTCACCATCGGTCAGACCGGATATGCCCTGCACGAGCTTATCCACCGCATCTTGGGCGATTTCCGAATGAGCGGTGATCGTGGTACCCACATCAGAGGGAATCAGACCAAGCGAATCAGCGTACCTTTCAGCAGCTTCCTCACTCATGCCAGCGGCCTGAGCCTGCTGCACGATGGCCTCACGCGCCTCATAAATGGAGTTTGCGGCCTTCTGCGTGTACTCCTCCACCTGACCGTTCTTCTCACCATAAGAGAGAAGCTGATGGGCGGACAGCAACGCGGTAGCGGCCACATCCTTCATCGCCTTGTCGGTGCGCACATAGGCGGCGTTGTTGGCGTCAGCCAGTTCGCCGTTTTCCTTGAACGCCTGACCGTTCGCCTTGACCGTCGTGGCGAGCGAGCTGAGCTTGTCGGACAGCGCGGAGGAGGAATCGGAGATCTGTTCGAGGGAACGCAGATATTTCATCTGCTCCTTGACGGATTTCTCCAAGCCTTCCTTGTGCTGCTTCTTCAACGCCTGCAACAGCGTGTCGGCGGCGATGGCGGCATCGGTCTGCTTCTCGACCATCATGCCGTACTGGTCGCTGGCCTTGTATGTCTCCTTGCTTTGCGCCTCCAACTGTTTGACGAGCTTCTTGTAGCCGGCCTCGTTGCCGCTGACCGCATCGGTCAGCGTACTGGTATTGATGCCCAGACGTTTGGCCGCGTCGGCTGCGGACGTGTAGCCGCCGCTGACCTTGACGAGCCATTCAGTGACCGCGCCGCCACCGTCCTTGCCGAACAGGAGCGACGGGTCATCCCACTGTTTCGTGGTCTCCGACTTGAAATCGTTGAACGCGTCCGCCGCCTCCTTGGCGTTGGACTTGATGCCCTTCATGCCGTCGATGACCTTGTCCATCGCCTGCTTGGATGCTTCCGCCTTCGTCGTGTAGTCGGATATCGCATTGCCGATGACGGCGATGCCCGCGCTGATTCCCAGACCGGCAACCGTCGTCCAGCCGCCGAACGCATCCCACAGGTTCTTCACGCCGGTCTTCAACGAACCGAACCTGCCGGACTGCTGTTCGGCCTGCTCCCCGGCCGAACGGATGGAGGCGATGGCCTGACCGTTCGCACCGACCAAGCCGCCCATGTCCTTGGAAGTCTCCTTGGCAGCGTTCCCCGGAAGGAGCAGCTTCTTCGAGTTAGCTTCCGCCGCCATGCCGAGGGAATTGACCTCGCTGATGGCACCGGACAGAATACCCGCATAATTGCCGGAACGCAACTGGTTCATCGCCTTAATCAGGGTGCCCATTTTCACGGACGCCTGTTCGGCGCTCAAACCCAGTTCGCTGAGCATCTTCTGGTATCGCATCGTGGACTGGATGTTCTGCAACATGCCGGTCTTCAACGACTCGAACGCCGTCTTGCCCGCACGACCGAACGTGGCCCACAATGTGATGATGCTTTTCACCGGCCCCGGCAACGAGTCGAACGCTTGGGCCACGCCGGTGGCACCCTTGGCGATGGTGCTGATAAGCGGGCTCACGGTACGCAAAGCGGACGCGAACGTGCCGCCGAACGTGCGCGACAACTGGCCCACCATGCTCGCCAAATCGGAGAACATGGGGCCCGCGTCACCCACCGCGTCAAACACCTGGCTGAACCCGTCGCGGACACCGGAACTGAAATCGCGGATTCCACCACCGGACTGCTGCAACACGCGACTCAACCCAGTGATGCCCTCGCCTACGATCTGGCCCGCGTCACCGAACACCGCGCGAGTGGTGTCCTTCAACGAGTACGCGGCGTCGCCAATATCCTTGAAAGCGTTGCGCATCTTGTCCTGCGCGTCCTGCGCACCAGCGCTCCAAGCCTCCAAAGTCTCTTGGAACTTGATGGTGTGAACGGCCTTGTTGGCTTTCTCCAAAGCCTCGGAAAAACCTTGGATACCGTTCTCGGTCTTCGCCAGAGTACCCAACGTGCCCTCAAACACGCCTATCAGGTCGAACACGGACGATTTCAGATAGCCGCCCTGTTCGATGGCCTTTTCCATCGCCTTAGAGACTTGACCGGTACGTTCGGCGGTATCCACCCAGTTCGCCCACTTCTCGGCCACGTCGGAAATGTAGGAGGCCATGCGGGGCAGATACTGGCTGGACTGGTCGCCCAAGCCGAGGAACGCGCGGGCCAGTGACTGCAAGCCCGGGTTCAGTTCGGACACCGCGAGACGAGTGTTCTCGAAGATACGCGGTAGTTGGTCGGCCTCGTTCGACTGGCGCACCACGTCGATAAGCCCGTTGAGCACCTTGCCTTCCTCGACGGCGATACCGTTCAAACCCTTGGACAGTGAGGGGGCCACGTCGTTGGCGAGACGGTACAGGTTATCCCCGTACTCGTTCCAAGCGTTGTCGCCCAACTCCTTGTTCAGGTTCGCCAGCGAGGTCTTGGTGACATCGAACTTTTCCTTCAAATCACCGAACACCCGGTAGCCCACGTAGCCTGCGGACGCCAGACCAGCCAACGCGGCGGGAGCGGCCAACGCGGCCTTGCTCATGGACACGAGGCTGACGCCGACACCGCCCGCAGTGCGTCCCAGGTTCAGGAGTCCGGCACCCAACGCGGTGACGCCGGCACCGAGAATCGACCACTTGGGAACCACCTTGTCGAGCTTGTCGAACAGGTTCACAAGACTGTCGAACTGGTTCTGCACGCCCTTCAAACCGGTCGCACCACTGGTCATGCCGGAGAAAATCTTGCCAAGGTCAGTGCCCTTGAAATTAGCGAAGATGTCGATGGTGCGGGGGCGGGTGAAGTAGGCGAGATGGGCTCGGGCCAACGCGGTCTCCAAGTCCAAATCCATCTTCAGCTCGTCGTTCTTGTCCTCGAATTTCTTCAGCTTCTCCTCGGCTCGATGCATTTGCAGGTCGAGGTCGGCTTCAAGCTCCCAACGACGTTCGGGATTGGCTTTGATCTTGGCGGCGGTCTCACGCATCGACGCGATGATTCGTTCCTGATCGACCTGCCAGTCCACGGGAATGTCGAGGCGCGTATGACGCAGCTTCTCCAACCGGGCTTCGAGCTTGTCGGCGTTGTCCTCCCACACCTTGACGCGGACGTTGACCTCATGCTCCCGGTCGAGTTTGGCGCGCAGCTTCTCCGCGTCATACATCAGTTCCGCGTATTTTTTGTCCCATTGGGTCTTATCCAATGTGGCTTTGGCGGTGATCGGCTTGCGGGATGCGAAGTCGCGCAGCTTCTTCAGCTGGTCGAAGGTATTGTTGAGCTCCTTGCCGAGGTTCTTGTCGATGCCCATGGGCTTGAACTTCTGGAACGCGGCGGAAAGCGCGTTGATCTGGGTCTCCTGCTCGTCGAACAGGCTGGTCAGTTCGCGGGCGGTCTTGCGCTGCTTGTCCATCGTGCGGCGCGAATCGTTCTGTACCGCGTTGAGGCGTTTGACGCTGGTTCCCGTGTCTTCGAACACCTCGGCCAACGCCTTCTGGCCGGCCGTGAGCTTCGACAGCTGCTGGAGCTGCCTGCGGTTCAGCTTCTCGGACTTCTCCTCAAGGTCGAGAATCTTGTTCAGGCCGGAGAACAGCCGGTCGTTCTCACGGTTGAAGTCTTTGAGCCGCGCCTTGCGCATGAGCTCGGCGTCCGAATACTTGGAGATGGCGTCGGTCGCCTTCTCCCACTTCTTGGTGTTGGAGTCGATAAGACGCTGCTGTGCCGCTACCTTGTTGTCGAAATCAGCGGAGAAGAGCTTGTTCTGCGCCTTCTTGTTCTCCGCTATCTCCTTGTCTACCGCCTTCAGGTCGGCTTTCAGGCCCTTGAGCTGTTCGCGCAGCTCGGGGATGCGACTGTTCTTGTACCAGTTCGCGGTGTCGATGTTCCCGGCCTCGCGCAGCTCCTTCATCTTCTTGATGGACCAGTCAAGGGTCTTACTGACATCGGCTTGGCTGCGGGTCAACTGCTCCTGACGTTTGCGCCCGTTCTCGATGGCCTCCGCGTACATGTCGTAGGCGGCGTGCTCGTCCTTGATGAGCATGGTCTGCCTGCGGGATGCGGCCGTGGCCTCCTTGTCGTAGAGGGCGCGTGCCGAACGCATGCGGGAGAGACTGTCCTGAAGACTGTCGGCCACGGATTTCTGCGACTTCTTGACGAACGCCTCCGTCTGGCCGGCGGTCCGCTTGATCTGGTTGGAAAGCCGGTGAATCTTCTCATTGAACGACGTATCGTCCAAGTCGAACCTGCTGGTGACCGGCTTCTTCTCCCACTGCTTCCGCTGGGCCTGCATGGCCTTGTCGATGGCACGCAAGCCGGACGGGTCGCCGTCGATCTTCACCACGTTGGTGAGGGTCTTGCCTTCAAGGTCGCGCATCTGCTCCTTGGCGCGTGCGACGCCCTTCGTGTTCACATCAACGGTGACCTCGGGGTGACGAGAATGCAGTTCCGCGTTGAGAATCTTCCAGAAATTATCGGTGTCCGGGCGAATATCGACGCCGACCGCGCCAGCGGAATACAAGGCCATGAGAAAACCTCCGGGAGGATAAACGAAAACCCCTCGTGGAATGCGAGGGGTTTTCTGCTAGAAACTGTTGCCGCCGAACACGGCACCCAACATGCCCGTGATCTGGGCGAACGACTTGCCCGCCGTGGAGAACGATTTCGGCCCGACCGAATCGGGCTTGACCACGGTGCCGGGCGGATAGACGGGCTGCGGCTTCGACTTCTTGTCGCCCATCATGCGGGCGATCATCACGCGAATCATCTCAAGCTGGTTCGTCATGCTGAGCATCAGCATCTGCGACTGCCCGTAGGTGAGGTAGGAAAGACGCGGCATGCTTTTCGCGTCTTCCCGTGGGAGCGGATGGTGTTCGGCCATCCACGCGCGGTACAGGCTCCCGTCAACGCCCTCCAAACCGTCCAGCAGGTCGCACAGCCATGACGGCTCCATGCGGCCCATACTGGCGGGGAGGTTGATGTTGTAGAAGCGTTGGAAGTCGGCCGAGACCGCTACTCTGCATTCTCCAAGCGCGTCTTGGAGGCGCTTGATTTTCCCAGTGCCACCGAATAGAACGTGGTCAGGGACACCAGCAGCACGTACAGGTTCTCCAAGGTGCGGCCACGGGTGAACTCGTCCCACTGCTTCTCGTCGGCCGCGATTTCGCGGTAGAACATGTCCGCGTACTGCACGATCTCGGCCATGAGGATGACGGCTTCGGACTCGTCGTACTTCGGCTTCTTCTTCGGCTTGTCGGCCTCATCGTCGCCGAATAAGCCCATGTCGCCCAGTTTCCCGTTGCGTTCGGAGATGCGCTGCCATGTCACCGAGAACTCGGCGGACTGGGCCACGTTCAGCTCCTGCGGCTTCGCCATGTCGGGCAGTCCCGCGAACAGCGGCTGCTCCTTGAGCTCGTCCCATGTCTCCGGCATCTTCGCGTTGTCGGTCGTGTTCTTAGTGTTCTCTGCCATCATCGGCTCCTATCCGTGGAAAAGAATGATTCTGAAAAGCCCTATCCGTGGAAAGATGGGGTTCCTTGCCGCGCGGATAGGAGACGCGGCAAGGAAGAGACGGGTCAGACCGTGAAGTCGGACGGCGCGAAGTAGGCGACGGACGTGAACTTGCCGTTCTTGTCATGCGGAAGCACGCTGGATGTCTTGATGTTCGCCTGAGCGGAGAACTCCACGAACGAATCCGTGGAAAGAGCAGGCAGACTGGAGAACGCGATGTCCGAGTTCGGCAGCAGCAGGCCGGCACGGCCGGTCGTGTTCGTGTCGGACCACAGGATGAACAGGGACTTGTTGATGGGGGTCTTCTCCAAGGAGAAGGCCACGCCGGCGCCGGTCATATCGACCGCGTTGTAGAAGGTCTTGAACGTGCCCTTGTCGCCCTGCACCGAATTGAACGTCACAGTGCCGGTGGTCTGGGCGTACTGGGTGCGGAACGCCGCCTTGAGCCAAGTGCTCAACGTGGTGGCGTCGCCGCCGTCCAACGCGAACTCGGGCAGGTTGTCGTTCGACATGTGGCCGAGGTTCGTCCACATGGTATCGCCCATGCCCACGGTCGCCGCCTCGACGGTGAACTGCTTGAGCAGTGCGGAGGTAATGATGGTCTCGGCCTTCGCCATGAAGATCGTTCCTCGGACGGCGGTCAACACGCCGTCGTCGTGGATGCCGATTTCGTCAGCCATATCGTTTTCCTTTCAAATATGGAAAACCCCGCAGCCGTGCAGGCGTGCGGGGTCTGATTGTGTGATTGATGGTTTTCAGATAAGGTCAGCCGCGTGGGGACGCGGCCTGTATGCGTTTCGTGGAAGTCCACGCGATGATGCTTTTGGAACTGGTCATGTCGCCGGAAGACCGGGACTCGAAACCGGGATTGTCCACTATCCGCCCGATCTTCCCATAGTCGGTGCCGGGCCGGTAGGGCCATGCGGATATGCAACGGTGCAGCCATCCGCAGATGCGGGCCACCCGTTCCGGGTCACGGCCCAACACCGTCAAAGACAGCGTGTACTGCCATATCCAAGCCTTCAGATTCCAGTCGGGCTGCTCAGGAGCACCGCAATGGTAGAGAATCACGTCATGGGACAACAGGAGCGAATCCGTGGCGGGCGTGACCTCCGGTTGGATGACCGGCCTGAAATCACGGTCCTTCCATTCGACGGCGTCCAGGTAGGCGCGTGTCATGGCGACCGCATCCAACTGTTCCCTTACGGAAAGGTCGAATATCGTGGGGTCAGACATATTTCGCTTTCGACATGATGAACAATCCCGGCATCCAAGCACTCGGGCTTTTGATGCCGTACTTGTGTTCCAGCCACCGGTTGAAGTAGCCGAACTCAAGATGCGAGGCGATTTCCGAACCGTCACGGCCTGTCACGCTCATGATGACGGCGGTGTGCGTGCCATGCGCGTGCGTGCTGATGTCGATGCGGTCGGCGACGGACGAATGCTTCGCCTTCATATCGGCCAGCGCCTTCGCCTTCGCCTCGACCTTCTCCGCCACGGGACGGGTCGCTTCGGCTCCGAACAGTATCGCCATGTCACGGTTCAACACCCTCGCGGGCTTCAGTTTCACGTACCCCATGTGCGGCTCCCCTCAGGAGGGACAGGCGGTTTCAACCCGTTATCCTCGGTCGCATGGCCGATGCACCTCGCGGTGATGTTCCAATGGTGGGCGGCATCCGAGGCGTGACGCATCTCCATAGGCGGGCCGTCAACCTCGTAACAGGCGTTATCGAACCAGAACTGCGTGTTGATGTCCCCATGCCATTCCGGCGCGAGAACGATCGCCAGAGCATCCTCACGCAGGCCACCTGTCGATTGCGGCGTGGTATCCTGCGCCCAGTTCTTCGAAAACGTGCTGTTCTTATTGATTCGAGGCTCGAACGAGCAGTAACAGTAGGAGGCGTCCCCATCCGGCACCGTGCCGGCACCGTAGGGTGTCTCATACGGTTTCATCGGCTGCACCACGATCATGTCGCGGTGCAGAAGATCATCCGTGATGCGGGGTTCTGTCTCCACGTCATCGAACAGGTGGGTCTCCTCGGGCTGCTCCCCGTCATACAGGTGGCTCATGGTCAGCCCCCGAAGCCGGGGTCGAAGCCGAGGCTGATGTGCCCGCCGCCCTGCGAACTGGTGTAGCCGGTGAGTATGGCCTTTTCGTCCTTTGCGACGAACAATCGGGGACTGGGATTGTAGCCCGGAGTCACCGGCTGGTCATCGCGCCGCGTGTACGAGTAGTTGCCGTTCGATTCGGCATTGTACTTGTATTGGCGGGCGAGACGGAGAACCATATCGCATACCACGCCGGCGAAGTCCGATTCGCTCAGACGCCGCCTGCGCAGCCGCGCGTACACGTTCGGGCATTCGGCCATGCACAGCAATGCGGCCTTACGGCACTGCTGCTTCACCCACGAATCGGGGAAACCGGTGTCCTTGTCGAACAGTTCCGGCTCCCCGGTCGCGTTGAGCCGCATGTACTTCAACCAGTCGATGTTGTCGATAAGCGTCGTGGACATGCTGGCTCCTTAAGCTCAGCCGTTGAGGACGGTAGCCTTGAACGTGCTGTTGGACTGGACGAGAACCGGCAGCATCGTGCCGTTCACGTAAGCCTCGTAGCCCGGCGTGGCGGACGGGATGTCGAGAATGGCTCCAATCGGGCCGGCGTCGTACTGGCGGCTGATGCCGTACACGGTGGACTGCTTGGCTTCGGCGGTCGGGCCGAGAGCCGTGTAGCCGAGGCCGGTGTCGTTCAGGCCGGGCAGCAGCAGAACGGTGTTCTCCGGGAAGAAGGAGGCCACGCCGCCCGGCAGAATGATCTTCTGCTGGCGGGCGAACTCCTCATACGTCTCATCAACGAGCAGAACGTCGCTGATATTCGCATAGGAGGAAAGAACGCCACGCACCTGGGCTTCGCCGATGAAGGCGGGCAGCATGTCCGACTGGGCCTGACCCGCGTAGAAGTACTTCATCACGGCGGCGTTCTCCATGAGCGTGTTCATGACCTTGCGGGTCGTGACCATGACGCGCGGGCGGGTGCCCTCGGCCTTGTGCACGAGGTCGCTCCATTTGCGCAGGTCCTTGATCGGGTCGCTTACAGCGTTGGACCACAGGTTGTTGGCCTTGAGTTCGACGGCGAGCGAGGCGTCTCGCGCGTAATCCCAGTTGGCGGTCAGGTTCGACTCGCCGATGCCGAGCTTGGCGTCCACGGCGACGGCGACGTTGGCCTTCTCCGTACGGTAGGCCATTTCGGTGCCGAGGCGGGCAAGTGCCTCACGCAGCTCGTCGGAAGCCTCGGTGGCGGTGGCGGCGACACGTCCGGCTGCGATGTCGTGCTCGCTGATGCGGTGGCGCTTGCGCAGCGGCAGCATCTCCGTATAGGATTTCTTGCCGCCACCGGTGGTCTTGTCATACGGGGCTTCGCTATCCCATGTCGAATACTTCATTTCCTCGACCTCGAAGCGCGGCTGGTTCGGAACCCAGCTCACGTTCAGACCGGTCGGGTTCATCACATCCGGCAGAATCTTGCCGAACGGCAGAATCTCGCGCGTGGACTGATATGCGCCGAGCACGATGGCCGACGCCTCGGCGGGCGTGATGATGTCCTTGTTGATAAGGGCCATGATGTTCCTTTCGGGTATAAAAACCCGCCCCATGTGGCGGGTTTCAGAAACGAATGATTAAGGTCACTTAGCGGCCATGACGCCGGCAGTGCGCAGATTGGCGAACAGGGTGTTGACCGCAGTGACGATGGCGGCGGCGTCGGCACTGGTTGCGAGGTTGGCGACGTTCGCGGCCTGCTTGACGCCACCCAGTGCGCTTGCAGTGGCGTTGGTCAGTTTGTAGGCCGGAGCGGTGCCGGCAGCGGACGGGGACAGCACCGTCACATCGCCGCCAGCGTCCTTGTCGTAGTCGAGAATAAGGCCCTCGAAAACGGTGCTTTCCGCCAGTGTGACCGGCAGGTTGTTGCGGTCGATGACGGCCATGTAGCGCACGCCAGCGGTCGGATACTGGTCCTCGAAGCCGGAGCGCGTGAACACCACGTTCAGCTGGCTTTCAAGGAAACCGGCGACCTTGAGCTGGCGGCCATCGGTGGCGGTCGGGTCATACGGGCCGAACAGGCCGGTGCTGGTGACCTTGGCGACCGGAATGCCGGACTTCAGCCAGGCGTTGAAATCATCCGGGTCGATGGAGGCGAAGTACTTCTGTTCCTTCTCCTTGTCGCCGGTGAACAGGCTCAGGTCAAGCTGCGCCTCACGAATGCCATCGGTGATGCGGTTGATAAGCCAGGACTGGTCGTCCTGCGGCACCGTATAGCCGGTGGTGTGAACCATTTCCACGGGTTTAGCCATTGGGGTTCTCCTTACTTTTTGTCGTTGTTGATGGACGCGAACTTGCGCCCGTAATCGTATGCGGCAGTCAATCCGCCACTGGCCGTCGAACCTTGAGGATGAGGCGCCGTATGGCTGTATCCCTCCAATACGGAGGCGGGCAGGGGCTGCTGCTGTTCTTCTTTCTTCCCCTCGTCGGCAACCGTTTCGGTCTGCGCGGGAAGAATGAACTGGGATGCGTTCTTCGCCCACTCCTCGATGGCCTCGGCGTCCGCGTCCTTGGGTGCAAGGGCGGCGAACACCTCATCGGTGAGCTGCGGGTATGCGGCCTGCGCCTTGAGCTTGGCGATCTGGGTCTGAGCCTGCGCGTACTGGTGCTCCACGTCGGCCAGCTTGCTTTCCGCATCGGTGGCGCGCTTCAGGTTCGCGTGGCTCTTCTTCTCGTTCTCGCGGCTCATGGCCTGCCACATGGACACCTTGTCGGCAAGGTCGTTGCTGTCGGCCTTAGGCGTGGTGTCGTTTCTGTTCGCCCGTTCCGGGCTCACCGTCCACGGTCGTTTCGACGATGGGGTGTTTTCGTTGTCAGCCATCAGGGATGGTTCCTTTCAACTTGGTTGCTGTTACGCGGCAAGGCGAAGCCTCGCCCTGAGTTGTTGCGCGAACGCAAGGTTTGACGCCAGCGCCTGTTTCAGGTGCGGCGAAGGTTCGAAATGGTAGGTGTGCTCCTCGTAGCGGAAGTGTTCGGCCTTTCCGGTCGATTCGACCTTCCGGTAGTATGCGGTGAACACGTTGGCTCTCTCCAACATTCGTTGAATCTGCTCCCGTGTCATATCCGCGTCGGGCTGATGCCAGTCCACGTCCTTGCGGGGCTTGACATCCTTGGCGCTCAATACGGGGCCTATCTCGCTGTTGGTGAGGGTAAGCACGCGGGTCTGCCGGAGTTTCGCGGATGCGGTGCCGCCCGCCTCCTTGTAGATGCGTTTCAGGTCATCGTCGTTGAGTCTCAGACCGGGGTCGTTGTCTCCGACGATGGGGAGCACGGTGCAATGGCAGTTGCCGTGCAAAGGCATGAGCGCGGCTATCGAATACACCCTGTCGGCTGCGACCACGCACAAGCCGCACGTGCCCGTCTTGGACAGTTCCGGGTGGATGATGCGCCGGTATCTCGTGACGCCGGACTTACGGTATCGTTCCAACGTGGCATGGGTTCCGGCGATCATGGAATCAGTGTCGATGATGTCGATAAGACGCTCGTTCGCCTCTTCCAGCCACCTGTCAACGGAACGCTGCGCGTCGGCCTCAAGGTTCTCCCACGCGGACGGGCGCAAGTGAGGCTCCTTACTGGAAGCGTCCCTGTAGGATTCCACGGGGCGGAGCATCATCTTCCACGGGTCCGTGTTGTCCCTGACCACCTCGAACTCCGGGAGCTGACCCTGCGCGGTGGCGCCGACAAGTCCGAGCGCGATGTCGGCATAGGCTATGCCAAGTCGGCGCATACGCTCCACGAACGCCATATACCGTGAGGTCAGGTTAGCCGACGCGCCCTGCGTGATGGCATCGTTCCACCAGTCGGCGGGGGACAGGCTCTGCCACATCTTCCATGCGGCGGTCACGTATTCCTCGACCAGTCGGGCGCGTTCGCGCTCGTACCGGCTCATGCGCTGGTTGAGAATCTGGGTGATGTCGGCCATCAGAACGTCTCCACGCCGTCGAGACTGGTGACGCTATCGGAAACGCCGTCGCCGTTCTCGTCGCCGTTCAAACCGTTAACGGCGGACTGGGTGGTTTCATCCCATCCGGTCGCCGGCTGCACGGCGCCCTGCAGTACGGGCTGACCGGCCGATTGGTCGGAGAATGTCAACTGGTCGGACATGCGATTCATGTCATCCTCGGCTATATCCTGAGCTGTGAAACCGAAGTCATGGGTGAGAACCGTGCGGCGGGCCATCAGACCGGACTGGTATTTCAGCTGGCCGGATTGGGCGAGTTCCAGACTGCTCGTGGACACCATGGGCTTCCACATCAGCTCGAAATCGTCCTCGGCGGCGCTGCCCTCGCCGTTCAACGTCAACGCCATGCGAATCATGCGTCCGATGGCCTCGGACGCGAGGGCGTTCAGGTTCTCGACCTTGAACCGCAGCGTCTCGCGCTTCAACTCGGCACCGTTGGCGGAACCCTGCACGTCAGGGCTGAGAATATCCAACGGGATGCCGGCAGTGGCCGCAAGATGCTTGATGTCGGCGTTGATGACGTTCTGCAAGCCATTCAGATCGGTGGTCTGAGACTCCCATATATCCACGCCGTCCGGCAGGTTCCATAGTGCTGCGGGACCCATGGCGAACCTTTCAGAAAGGTCGATTGGGTCACCCTCATCCTTCAAGCCCTGAATGACCTCGATATCCTCAGGGCCGTATTCAAGGTTGATGTCGCCTTTGATGGCGCGTTGGCGGAACGCCTGCATCATGGTTATGCACAGGCGGTCGAAAATCTGACGGTCGATACGGCGCAGAGTATCAAGAAAAGGCTCGAATATGCCCATGCCGTCCGGCGTTGGCAGTTTGACCACCGGCAGACTTTCACAGGCTAGAGCGTAATCGTAGGTCTCATCGCCCTGTGCCCACTCCCAAGTGTTGCCCGGCTCCCATGCCTTGCCTTCTATGGCGAGCTGTGCCACGGCCTCGTCATCGTCGGGGTCGGTCACCGTGCGTTCGCTCTCGCGCGTGGCGAGCTTGGAATACACGCGTTTGATATTGCCGGCCTCGTCGCGTTCCATGCCAAACAAGCGAATGTTCTCGACCCCATCACGGGCGTCATAGCTGTAATGGATGGCCGAATCTTCATCATCCGACATGTAGCAGCACCAAGGGCTCCACGCCTGCACCAGCTTCTTCCCGCGCCCCTTGTTCACAAAGCCGTAGGAGGCGCCGTAATCCGCAGTGTCGGGGAACAGGTGGCAGCGCAGCAGCGTGTCCATCATGCAATCCCGGTACATGGCGTCGGCGGCGGTGTCCTTCACCTTATCGTCGGATATCTTGCGGAAACCGTTCGGACGCTGACGGTCGGTCACGCTTTCGCTGATACGGCGAGCCAGATTCAACGTGCCTATCTCGCGCATGGTGCGGTACACGGGAGCCGCGTTCGGGCTTGTGCTGCCGGGCACGCTCGTGGAGTCCACAAGCTCCTTGCCGTCCTTGTACTGTTTCAGAACGGCGAGCATGGGAAGCCTGCGCCCCCAAGCCGTAGCAAGCTGGGTGAGGTTCCAGGCATCCGTATCCTCGACGGTCGCGTTCCTGATGGCAAGCTGCACGTCGGGCATGGGCTAACCTCCTAATAGATGCGAATGGGCGCGCGACGCCTCTTCTCCTCGGCTATCTCCAGATAGCGGGCGCGTGCGCGGTATGCGAGAATGCCCGCGACGCAGGCATCGATCTTGTTCGGGCTGGCCGGTGATTCCTTGAGAATCTTGTAGCCATACGATTTGTCCACCCGGCGCGGATGCCGGAAATGGTTGACGAGCCTCGGGTCGGCAAGCAACGCGATGCTGTTCAACGCTGGCTTTCTGCCTTCCGGCTCCTCATACGGGTAGCGGAAACCTGTGGCCGCGTTCTCCGTGGCCTGATACATCTCGTTCTTCCAGTTGTTCGTATAGAACTTGACGAGATCGCCGTTCTTGCGGGGGCCGACCTTCAGTTTCTTCCCGTAGTCCTTCTCCCAAGCGCCTATCATCGACTCGAAGAAGGCCGCGTCGGCAAAGAAGCCGACCACGTTGTACTTGTCGAGCATGTCTCTGGCGGCTTGGTCGAAAGCGTCACGGTCAACCCTCCACGTGGCCTTCTCCGGCCCGTCCGGGCATTGCTCCAGCTTGATAAGGAACAGCATGCCATCGGACACCCTGCAACCAACGAGGGCTGTGGAGTCCTTCGACACGGAACCGTCGAAGCCGAGCGTTATCGGCTCCTTCTTGGTGACGAATTTCTGCCAAGCGGTTTCGAGCTTGCGGGAACCCAGATAACCGGCCATCTCATCCTTGTACAGGACATGGGATTGAATGTCGGACTCCCTGAGCCAAGCGTTCTGCACGCTGGAAAGATTGTTCAGGAAGTAGCGAATCGAATCTGCGGGATCGGTGTCCGGCTGATAGATCTGGTCAAGCTGACCATCCAACGTCAACCACCCGTCCTTGGACGGGCCAAGCTCGCCATCGGTCAGCGAATAACGGCCATCGGCGCTCAGACCGGTCTTGTTCTCAATCGGCACGTCGGTACCGTCCTTGAGAATGATATGGTCCTTCCCATCAGGGCTTTTCAAGGATTGACCGTAGGCAATCTCAAGAGCCTTGGTCATCTTCTTCTCGTCCGAGAAGTCCTCCACGTCCAACGTCGCGTACACATGGTCGAAGTAGATGCCGGCACGATGCTTGATTCGTCCTGCGGCCACATCCCACGCATACTTGTACGACGCTTCAGCGATACTGCCCTCACCGGGACGGTACATCGTGGAGGTCTCCATCATGAACGTGCCAGCGGTACCGGCACGCTTGCCGAGGTTACGGGCCACGGTCTTGTACACGTTCCACAGCTTCGGCTGCACCATAAGATGCGTCTCGTCGGCAAGACCACAGGTGGTCAGCTTTCCATCCTGACTGGAAGCGCCAGAAGTGATGGGCATGATGATTCCGCCCTCGGGAAGCATGATACGGGTCGTGCCCACATCCATGCCCATGCCCTTCCAATCGGACAAGGGGCCGGAATCGCAGTTGTAGTAGATGGACTCGAACACGTTGCCGGCCTGCTGTTCGGAATTGGCCAAGCACACGACCTCGGGTTGGGTGACAGGCTTGCCCACAGGCTCACCCTCGCGATACTCGTATGTCTCACCCATGAACGTGTAGGTCTCGCCCTCACGCGCCCAATGGTCGAAACGACAAGGACCGAAACCCTCGAACATGCCAACACCAGCGGCCTTGCCCGACTTGTCGCGACCCTTGGCTCGGGAAAGGAACAGACGATTGAACTTGCGTTTGCCATTCCTCTTCAACGCATAGGCGCCGACCATGAACTGGTACTCGTCCAAATCGAAATGCATAGGCAATCCGATGCCGTCGCCACGACCGATAAGCGTGAACGTCTCAATCCACCACACCGCCAGATGACCGAGGGAATGATCGTACTCCCACTGCGTCAGCTGGGGAATAATGTCATGCGCCACCGTTCACCACCCTCAACTGACGGCGGCGACGGTCAACATCCTCCTTCACCGCCTCGCCACGGGTTTCCGGGCGACCGGTTCCGGTACTCATATCATCAGCCTCAATGGCCTCGATCTTCGCCTTGATGCGGGCGGCGGGCGTGATAAGAAACGAGTCCTCACGCTGACGAATCTCAGCGGCCATCACCGCAGAAGGCTTCGACATACGCCAGTAATCATCCTTCAGCTTCGCCAAATCCATCAGCGAAAACCAGTCGGCCTCCATGCCCATGCGCGGAGCCATAGGCCCCGTCTGCATCGACTTGTACCAGCGTTTCGTCAAGTCAAGCCACTCACGCCCATCAGGACGAGTCGCGGGCAAGTCCAGACCCATCACGGTATCAGGACTCTTCAAAACCATATTCCTACCGGCCTTGCTACGACCGGAATGACCATTGCCAGCCATGCTTCAACCCCATTCCGTCCGTTCCGGGCACGCCGAAGCCAAGGCATTCCGCCTACAGGCAACGGTTATGGACTAGAAGTCGGTTCGCCAAAGTCGCCTGACGCGACTTCTCCAAAGGAACCTTCCACTTAAACGCCGGACCATCAGGCCCGAAAGAATCAACATCGACCCTCTTGCCGCACACAGCGCACACGCCATCGCATTCCGCGATGACATCCGCGTCGGTGAACGACTCCACCCGAATATCCGGCTCGATATCCTCGGCCTCGACCTGCTTGACGAACAAGGGGGTTTCCGGATTGGGGGGATACTTCACAGGGTCTTTATCCGACAGCCGCTTGTACTTGCTGCGATGCCTGCCGGAACAGAAAATCTGGTCAACACGAGACGGTTGAAAATAATGGCCTATAGGACACAAACGGGTACGAAACGGGATAATCGGACTCCCCGCATACCGGTCACGGTCATAATGATGACGGCACAAGCCGCGCGCATACACCGTATTCCCGCAGCCGGCCACCATGCATACATAGCCGCTCACTGAAACGCCGGATGCGAATACCATTGCTCTTCCTTCCGGCGTTCACGATTCATGCGCCGCTGCTCAGCGGACTCCTGCGCGGTTTTCTGCGAATGATGGTACGGGCACAAGGCCCACAGATTCGACGGGGAATCATCATCGGGCTCACCGTTCTTCGCGCGAACCTTATGATCGACCTCATTGGCCGAATAGCCGCAAATATGCTTTGCCCCCGTATGCCAATCAGTCACAATCCACTGGCATCGATAGCGGTCCCGCTCCAATATCTGCTTGCGGGTCCGCTCCCATCCGGGATTGAACCGTGCATTACGGTTGGAAGATGACCAAGCCATGATGACTCCTTATATATAAGGGGACGGAACCGGTGGGAGCGTGGCGAGCGAGCATTCCAACGGGGTTAATCCAAATACAAGGGAGTTGGCCCACGGGCCACCGGTTCCTAGAGGCAATCCCGAGAATCGAACTCGAACCTGCGCTTTACGAGAGCGCCGCTCTTCCAATGAGCTAGAATGCCACGCCTCCCACTAGAGGGAGCGCTATTCAGTTATTGCCGTACGGCATGGCGTGAAGCCGCCGCCGGCGACTGGCAATGACCGAGAAGCTGTCACCGCCAAGAGCTGCCTCTTCTCAAGGCATCGCATACCCGGAAAGAATCGAACTTCCGTAACCGGTTTTGGAGACCGGTGCCTGAACCACTCGGCCACGGGCATTTGGGGTAGTCAATTGTTTAGGCTGGCTGACATACCTTGACCAGACAGCGGAGAGAGTGGGAGTCGAACCCACACGCCCGTCAGGGCAGACTGTTTTCGGAACAGTTGCCGCCGCCAATCGGCTGGCCCCTCCAAATCTCGCAACGCATTGCACGATCAGTATGCAACGATCTCCGGGCGCTACCCGACATTCTCTGCAACCAAAGCCGCCTAGGTGCTCAGCCCCAGTTCCCTGCCAGATTCTTGAACTACATCGCGATTGTGGTGCCGGAGAGAATCGAACTCCCAACGCCCGAAGGCAGCGGTGTTACAGACCGCGCGCACTCCACGTGCTCGACACCGTGGAAGCCATCTCAGACTCCCGCCGCCCAGCGAACCGGGGGGCACTCCTCAGCCGACGTCAACCCACGCGAAGCGGGGAGTCGGCACACGATGCTGTGCGGAGATTCTGCACGACGCCGGTTCACGGGCGGTCAAACCCCAACCGACAGTCACGACCTTGACCGGCCTTACTGACCATCCTGCGGATGATGCAAGATTTGCACTTGCGAACCTTTTACGGTTTACGGCCTAGCAAGCCGCCGCATTCGTCTACTCTGCCAATCATCCACGGCCACGCCCCCGGTCCAAGAAAACAACACCAATACAAAACGGAATCCCAGAGAACTCGACCTTACAAATCCTCGTAAAACTGTTTTGACGGTTCGGTTTTCAAAAAAGGCGTGGCCTAGTCGTGAGAGAGGGAATCGAACCCACAACACACCGGGTTTGAGCCGGCGTCCTCTACCAATTGGGATATCTCACGCAAATACAAGAAAACCCCGCGACTGCGGGGCCTCACCTTGTCAGGAACCCGAGCTTCGCTCCAATCCCCGATAATCCATCTACACGACATTTTACTCACAACAAGCGTTGCAGCAAGCGTTGCAGTGAAGAAAATGTGAAAGAACAGCACTCACCACAGAAGAGAACGGTTTTTCCATAATAGCCCCAGATCGCATCCAGCGTCAGAGCTAGAGTCGCAGCGGCCCCGCGTCTTGCCCGTGGGTACCCTTCCCTTGGGGGTGGGGTGTATGTGTCGGCGTGTCGTAGTGTGGCGCGTGGTATGTGCGCGGTCGTATGCGGTTGTGAGTATGGCCGTGTCTGTGACGCGGCTATCCGCGTTGTCTGGGTGTGAGTGTGGCGTGGTCGTGGCCGTCTGTGCCGTTGCCTGTCTATCCGTCCGTGTGAGTCCGTCACGTGGTGGTTTGCCTCTATGTCATGCTTGTGTGTGGGCGGAGAATGATAGTCGTGTGGTGTGGTTTGTCAAACTTGGTGTGTCGTGACTCATGCTTGCGTTGTTGAGTGTGGTTGGCTCAGGTTTTGTTTTTGATATTTCTTATTGAGAATATTCTCGTTAAGCCTTTATTTGGTATATAAGGTATATACCCGCGCTTTTACGTCGTGAATCGTAAGTTTCGACACGCCGAGGAATGCTAGTGTTTCCAATGGTTTTAAACTTTCCGGATTATCCGGCTTGACATTCCCAATTGGGAATACCTATGATGGAGCCAACAAAACAAACGAACACTAAACAGAAACGAGGTAAACGAGATGAAGAAGCTAATCACGGTAGGCAAATGGACACTAAGCCAGACAGAAGATGGTCGCAAGGTGATTACGCACCAAGGCGTCTCGGCGGCCTTTATGGTCAGGCTCAACGGGACTGATTTAACAATCATCCCCCGAAACGTCAAGGCCATTGCCGGTGAATGCATAAGCGAATATCTCAGTGAGACTCAGGAAGTTGCGAACTTTGCACACGCGGTACGCGGATACTTCGCGGCTAGCTGAGAACACAGCGCGGCCATAGTGGCTGAGCTGGGGTGCAAGTCCCCAGTCGCGCACTTAGTTCCCACTGCCTAAACCTCATTGTGAGCAGAGGGTAATCAGGCGAACGTGATGATTGATAATTGAATAGTGTTGCCGAATGCCGGTTACAGTCTGCATAGTGAGAGTGTGTCAAACAAGACTGCGTAAATGGGTTGCGCCTACCGACGTTTAGCCATGTGGCTAATGAGGATAAGAGAAGCAAGGTGAAGGCCTTGCGAGTAGTGCGCGGACCCCTGAAAGAATGGGGAGCGATGGCATCAGAAACCGCGTCTGCGATAGGTATAATTGGGCCCACTGGACTAGAGATAGCGAGGTGGGCAATGGTTGACAATTGTATTAGGGAGTACCGAGTCAAGCGTGGCTGGACTCAGCAACAGTTAGCCGACAAAGTAGACGGAGTTAATCAACCGCGTATTGCCGCGTGGGAAACAGGTATTAGAGATTTTGGTGATACCTCTCTCAACGTCGCAATCAAGGTGGCTAACGCGCTCCGCCTATCTAACCCACGTCGCTTACTGGAGGCTCCAAGCGAGTCGAAAGAAAACACTAGCGAAAGCTAGGTGTGTGCCCTAATCAATTCTTCGCCTGACTGTGGGCCTTGTACACAGTCGGCCTAGCTCACTGGGTTTATCCCATAGTCTAGGCACTCATAGCGTGTCCCAAGGTGGACGGGATACGCTGGAACCTGTTATATCGAAAGGTGGTGAGCCGTGCCGGTTGGCGATATCGTCGTTGACCCGCGTATCCAGTGTTTTGCTTCAATGTTTGTTCGACAGGTTCGGCAGTGTTTTTCCGCAGTGTGGGCTGATGGTTTTCCCCGGTGTCGTCATCGTTTCCCGGTGATGTGAGAGGCATCGGTGCCGCGGCCTGTATA